GTTTTGATTCTCGGTTTGATTCTGTGTTTAAAGAATTAAATTCATTAGTAAATAAACCTGTTACACAAGAAACAAGAAAACAATTAATTAATTTAAAAAACAAGATGAGTTCTATTAGAGATGAGTCTATTGAAGCTATTAAAACAGAAGCTAAAGAATTTTCTTATCTTAAAGGGCAAGAAAAAAGAATACCAAAATTAGATATAAAAATACCCGATGTTGGACAGAAGTTTGAATCAAAAAATCTTTTTGTAGATATGTCTGTGGTCGATCAAAAATACAGAGTAGGAAATATTAATAAAGTAAATCCTAAAGCTAAAAAATTAACGGATCTAAATCCACAAGAATTAGAAAAATATAAAACAAATATGTTTGCACAAAATTCAGACAATGTACAAAAATTTTATACTGCAGTAAAAGATAAAAAAACAGGTCAAGAAGTTTTTTCAAAAGTAGATATAGATGATTTGGGCGAGGCAATTGAAACAGACAGTCCTTTTCATACAGAATTAATGAAATATTGTGGTAAAGGAAAAAACACTGGTGGATCAGCAGGAGTATGTTCTATTGAAGAAGCAACAGACGGATTAAAAAACGCACTTACTAAATCAAAAGGAAATCCAGCACAGATGTCTAAATTTAAAAATATTCTTAAAACAGGTGGAAAATTTTTTGGTTGGGTCGATGCACCAATAGAATTGGTTTTTGCATTACCTGGATTATTAAAAGGAGACAAGGATGAAGCATTAAGAGCCACAACACTTGGTTTGTTTGGGGCAGGAAGATCTGAATTAGAAAAACTAGATCCTAACTCTCCAGCTTATAAAACTTCAAAGGGAAAACAAGATGTTAATGATTACGTTAAAAATTATTTTCAAGCGCAAGACCTTGAAAAAAAATTAAATGATCCAAAATTAGATAAAGTTAATAAAGAATATTTAACAAATTTATATAATGATAAAGTAGATAAAGTAGATAAAATAAAATCTGAATATGTCCCTTCATCTTTACAAGATGAAGTGGCTGCAAATAAACAAATTAGAGATCAAGAAAAAGAAGAAGCAGATAAAGGGTTTGAACAACCAGACGGATCTTTAGCTACTAGTAATTATGCTAAAGACTTAGATTTATCTAATGCTTACGATTATTTTAAATATAAAGGTGATCCTGGTTACAGGAGAAATAAAGTAGCAGCAGAACAATTAGGGTTAGATAACTTTTATGGAGATTTTACAGGGAAAGAACTTGAAGATAGATATAGTGATTTACCAACAAATATTGCTTCATCTGTTGCAGATGCTGAAAAAAAACAGGTAGATGAATCAAGACAAAAAAAATTATTAGAAAAAGGATTAGATCTTTCAGACAACCGTATTTCAAAATATGGTATACGTGCATTAAAAGGAATCCCAAATTTTTTAGGTTTTGCATCCGGCGGTCTAGCAGATCTAACAAGAACGATAGCCCCTAAAAAAGGACCTCAATCTGAGGGCTTGGCTTATTTCATGAAAAATGGTAAGAAGTAACGGAGAAATTATATGGCAGAGATAGATAAGGTATTACCTAACAGCGCAACAAATGTAACACTACCAGATCCTAAAGCAGTTCAAGTTGAAGAACAGAAATTAAGAGATGATGGTATGAAAGAACCTTCGGAACTTTCAGAAAATGAAGATGGTAGCGTAGATGTTAATTTTGACCCAAATGCAGTAGAACCTATTTTAGGTGGAGATCATTTTGCTAATTTAGCAGATCTATTACCAGATGATGTTTTAGATCCATTAGGTAGTCAATTGTTTTCAGATTTTACAGATTACAAATCTTCAAGAAAAGATTGGGAAAGAGCCTACACAACAGGTTTAGATTTATTAGGTTTTAATTACGATGACAGAACAGAACCTTTCAAAGGTGCATCAGGTGCAACTCATCCTGTATTAGCAGAAGCTGTTACAGCATTTCAATCTCTAGCTTACAAAGAATTATTACCAGCAGGTGGACCTGTTAGAACTCAAACAATGGGTAAAGTAGATCCAGCTAAAGAACAACAAGCTCAACGTGTCAAAGATTACATGAACTATCAAATCATGGACAAGATGCCAGAGTATGAAGCTGAGTTTGACCAAATGTTATTTTATTTACCATTAGCAGGATCAGCATTTAAAAAAGTTTATTATGATGGCGTAATGCAAAGAGCCGTTTCTAAATTTGTACCAGCTGATGATTTAGTTGTTCCTTACACAGCAACATCACTAGACGATTGCGAATCTATTATTCACATGGTTCGTATGACTGAAAACGAATTAAGAAAACAACAAGTTGGTGGATTCTATAGAGACATAGAAATTTCCCCAACAAATCTAAATGAATCAGAAGCACAAGAAAAAGAAAAAAAATTAGAAGGAATGACAAGAGGACGAGATGATCGTCTTATTACAATTTTAGAATGTCATATTAATTTAGATCTAGAAGGTTTTGAAGACATGGGTCAAGACGGAGAACCTACAGGTATTAAATTACCTTACATTGTAACTGTAGAAGAAGGTACAAGAAAAACTTTATCTATCAGAAGAAACTTTGAGATTAATGATCCATTAAAGAAAAAAATTGATTATTTTGTTCACTTTAAATTTTTACCTGGTTTAGGATTTTACGGCTTTGGATTAATTCACATGATCGGTGGATTATCTAGAACTGCCACAGCAGCATTAAGACAATTATTAGATGCAGGTACATTATCAAATTTACCCGCAGGATTTAAAATGCGTGGTATAAAAATGAGAGACGAAGCACAAGCTATACAACCCGGAGAATTCAGAGACGTTGATGCTCCTGGTGGAAACTTAAAAGACGCATTTATGATGCTTCCATTTAAGGAACCATCGCAAACCTTATTATCACTTATGGGTGTCGTGGTATCTGCAGGACAAAGATTCGCTTCCATAGCGGACCTGCAAGTAGGAGACGGGAATCAACAAGCGGCAGTGGGCACGACAGTAGCTTTGTTGGAAAGAGGAAGTAGAACAATGTCAGCAATACACAAGAGACTGTATGCTTCGATGAAAAAAGAATTTAATTTAATGGCAAGAGTTTTTAAACTTTATCTACCCCCCGTATATCCATACGATGTTGTTGGAGGACAAAGGCAAATCATGCAAACTGACTTCGATGATAGAGTAGATATTCTGCCGGTTGCGGATCCCAATATATTCTCTCAAACACAGAGGATCTCTCTCGCCCAAACGGAACTGCAATTGGCAGCTTCAAATCCTAAAATGCACAATCAGTATGCAGTATATAGAAATATGTATGAAGCATTAGGAGTTAAAGATATTGATTCAATTTTAAAAAGACCACCCAAGCCAGGTCCAAAAGATCCTGCACTAGAACACATTGATGCATTAGGCGCTGTTCCTTTTAAAGCTTTTCCAGGTCAAGATCACAGAGCACATATAACTGCTCATTTAAATTTTATGGCTACTAACCTAGCACGTACAGCACCAACAGTAACAGCAGCTATAGAAAAAAATTGTCTTGAACATATTTCTCTAATGGCTCAAGAACAAGTTGAATTAGAATTTAGAGAATTAATACAACAAATTAAACAACAGACTATGGCTATCCAACAGAACCCACAAATGGTTCAACAGGATCCACAAGTACAACAAGAAATACAACAAGCTCAAATTCAAATTGAAGCTAGAAAAGCAGTTCTAATTGCTGAGATGATGGAAGACTTTATGAAGGAAGAGAAAAAAATTACTTCATCATTTGGTCACGATCCTATTGCTCAACTAAGATCAAGAGAATTAGATATTAGAGCAATGGACAATGAGTCTAGAAGAAAAGACTCTGAGGAAAGATTAAACTTAGAGAACATGAAGGCTATGATGAATCAAAGAAACCAAGATGAAAAATTAGAGCAAAACGAAGAACTAGCAGAATTAAGAGCAGACACGTCAATAGAAAAAACAGAGATGGCTAACGAAGCAAGAGAAAAATTAGCTATGATGAAAAATAAAGGAAGTCAAAATGATAGATAAAAAAGAAAAGAAAACATTAAAGAAACACAAAGTACATCATACAACAAAACATATGACATCAATGAAAAAAGATATGAAAAAAGGTATGACATTTAAAAAGTCTCACAACAAAGCTTTAAAAAAGGTAGGTGTGTAATGGCTTGGTTTGGTTTAGCAAAATTAGCACTATCTGCTGGAAGCAAAATTTACGCAAATAGACAAAAAACTAAGATGGCTATGTCTGATGCACAACTAATGCATGCATCAAAAATGGCCAGTGGTGAGGAAGCTTACCAAGGCAAATTATTAGAATCTAGACAATCTGACTGGAAGGACGAGGCGGTATTAATAATCCTCTCAACGCCTATAGCAATTTTAGCTTGGGCAGTGGTATCGGATGACCCTACAGCAATGGACAAAGTAAAGCTATTTTTTGAGATGTTCTCAGAACTTCCTAAATGGTTTACTAATTTATGGATACTTGTAGTTGCTAGTATTTATGGTATAAAAGGAACTCAAATATTTAAAGGAGGGAAAAAATAATGACAAAAGAAACAATTACAAAAGCACCAAAAATTGAAAAAGGATTAGGTGTAGGAAAAGATGGATTTTTAAAAGGCGGAATTGATATTTCTAAAGAAGTTTCAAATCCATTAGAATCTCAAACAAACGATGCAAAATATGGTAAAAGAATGTTAGCATCTAAATCTAAAAAAGTTACTTGGTACTAAATTAAAAAAGGAAAACAATGCCTGGAAAAGAATTTAAAGGAAGAAGTAAAAGAGCAATGTACAGCAACGGTAAGTTAGTTGGTGGACAAAAAAAATTAGATGTAGCTCTACCAAAAGGAGTTTTAAATAAAGCTGATTTTAAAGCATTAGGTAATGCTGGTAGTAAAAAAAAAGGAGCCAAAGTATAATGAGTTTTTTATATAATACTTTTAAAAACGCTCCTGCTATTGGAAAAAAAATAAAACAAGTTTTTTCAAAAAAACAACCTACAATAACAGGTATGAAATCTACAAGTGGTAGAACAGATACAAACCAATACCTTTTAAAAAAAGCTATTAAAGATGTAAAAACAAAAACAGAAGAGTTCAAAAAAGCAACAGGAAAAGGAGATAAATAATGAGTCTATGGGAAAATGTAAGAGATAAAAAGAAA